TGGTTTGTACCTACTCTTAATACTTTCAGCCATCTCTTATACATAATATATAATCTAAAATATTTATAGATGGGAGCGGTAAAGCCAACCAAATTAAGTGTATCTAAGATAAAGTCTAGACTACTGAATGTATCTCAGTCTTCTTTATATAGATTAACTTTGTCTGTTCCTCCAGCAGTAAGGAATCTTTTGAATTTTGAGAATCTAGATTATGATAATATTAGTTTGCTATGTTGTGAAGCAGCACTTCCAGGATCTTCATTGACTACACATGAAGTTAATAATGATTATCATGGTGTCAGTGAGCAGATGGCCTATAGGAGAATATATGATGAGGTTATAGGATTAACTTTTTATGTGGATAGAAACTATAAGGTAGTTGAATTGATTGAAACTTGGATGGATTATATTACTGGGATGGGTGATAAAGATCAATATAAAAAAGGATATGTTGGATATAGGATGGCTTATCCTCAGTCTTATAAGAATAATATATACTTAACTAAATTTGAAAGGGATCAATTTTCTAGGGAGTCAAAACTTATAAGAACAACCCTTGATTATACTTTTGTTCAGGCATTTCCTAAATCTTTAACGGCTATGCCTGTATCGTATGAAGGTAGTGATGCTTTAAAATGTAGTGTATCATTTAACTTTATTAGGTATGTTACAGATAAAAATACTTCTGCTTCTCTGCAGAGTATTTCCTCTATACTTAATAGAGATCCTACCTTAGGAGCAAATGATTTAATTGGAACTACTGCTGATTTTGCTTGATAAATAAAACACTGAAAGAATTATTATGCCATTACCCACCATTACTACGCCAAGTTATGAACTTGAGTTGCCATCTACAGGAAAGAGAATAAAATACAGACCATTCCTAGTTAAAGAAGAAAAGTTATTAGTCTTAGCATTAGAGACTGAGAATACAAAAGATATTTCTACAGCGATTAAAACAGTATTAAAAAATTGTATTCAAAGTAGAGGAGTCAAAATAGATAAACTTCCTACTTTTGATATTGAATTTTTATTCCTGAATATCAGAGGGAAGTCTGTTGGGGAGGAGATTGAAGTTAATCTAATAGCTCCTGATGATGAAGTAACATCTGTACCAGTGACTATTAATATAGATGACATTAAAATAAGTAAGAAGAAAGATCATACTAATAAGATTAAATTAGATGAAAGTTTAATGATGGAGATGAAGTATCCTTCATTAGATGAGTTTGTTAAAAATAATTTTGACTTTGATGGTGAAGTTGATATGGATCAGTCATTTGATTTGATTGCATCTTGTATTGATAAAATTTATAATGAGGAGGAGGTATGGTCTACTGCTGATTGTACTAAGAAAGAAGTGAAGGAATTTCTTGAGCAGATGAATAGTCTACAGTTCAAGGAGATTGAATCTTTCTTTGATAGTATGCCTAAGTTATCTCATACTGTTACCTTCACTAATCCTAAGACAAAGGTTGAAAGCACTGTGGTATTGGAGGGACTCTCGTCTTTTTTCGCTTAGGGATGGTTCATATGGACCTTGAAAATTATTATAAGATTAATTTCGCTCTGTTACAGTAT